AATAGTAAAGCGCTGTGCTATAATGGCAAGCATGATGAATACAAAACCTACTAATAAAATATCTGTCCTTTGTGACGGTGAACAATGGAGCGGCAGCCATAAAGCTAGCCAATATCTAGTATCCAATGAGCTGCAGGAGGATTTACAAAACGGCGTTAAACCGTACAATATTGAGAAAGATTATAAAGAGGGTGTAGACTATATAAAAGTTTATGCCGGAGATTTAGAAGAGACTCTTGATAGCGTTACGGATTTAATGGGCATAATGGCCGCATCTAATCCGAGCGAAAAAGAGAGAGGCAGGCTTTTAGATATGATAGACAATATTAATACAATGGATTTACAGGAGCAGCTAGAATTATTTGAAGAAGATATAGCCAACGTTATGATGGAGAAACTATACCGCAAGTTGTCGGGGGGTGAAGCATGAGCAAGCCTAAACTATCCGGCACGTCAAAGATGCCCTGTAAGTCTTGGAGCTTGCCCGCTTGGGAAACTTGCCCTAGTGCCAAGGGTACAGATGGTAAACCTGTTGATGCATGCAGTAATTGTTACGCGTTGCAAGGTGCTTACCAATGGCCGGCCGCTAAAGCTTTGCGCGCCTACAATTTAGAAAATTGGAAGCTTGATAATTGGGTAGATGATATGATTATTCTAATCACCAAAGAGGGCAAGCGAAATAAAAAGAATTTGTTTCGTTGGTTTGACAGTGGCGATATCTATAAGAAAGAATTGGCTTTAAAGATTGAGCAAGTTATAAAAGGCACGCCGCAGGTCAAGCATTGGATACCGACTAGACAATACAAAGATGAAAAAGTAAGGCCTGTATTGGATAGAATAAATCAATTGCCTAATGCGGTAGCAAGATATAGCAGCGATAGCGTCAACGGTAAAATGTTAGATTCTGATTTTAATTCGACCATAGCGCAGCATGCCGACGATATAAAATCTTCTAAGGGTGTGTTAGTATGCGGAGCTTATAGCCGGGGCGGCGAATGCCAAGATTGCAAGGCCTGTTGGGATAAGAGAGTTAATACTATTGTCTATCCCTTACATGGAAATAAAGTAAACGCAAAACAATTCGCGGTATAGCACAGCGCTTTACTATTTCATACAGGGTCGGCCATTAATTTGGTCGGCCTTTTTGCTGTGGTGTGGTTAACTATTTGCTGTGGTGTGGTTAACTAAGATCAAGCCACACCATACCGTAGTAACCACAACGTATGGTATAATGTTGGCATGAATGAACAAGACAAACTTATAACACCTAGTTATTCTGATATGAAAACTAGAATCACCAATCACTTAGAAGACCATCCCGGTACTATAAAGGCATGCAATAAGAATCATGTCTCACCATATATGATGGCCACAAATTGGCTAACAGGATACACTCTAGACCATGGCAAGGAAGCAGTCCAAGATTTGTGGGCTTACATCATGTACTCTTACGATGAGATGAAGGGGGATATATGCTCTGAATGTAATAGGCTTAAAGATAAAGACCCTAGGCTACACGCTAGGTTTATTATGTTTGAAGATATATGTGTTGAGGGGTGGCCGTCACAAACCAAAGGCTTCTTTAAAAGGTGGGAAGCATTCGTAGATACAGGAGATTGGTACGCTACGGTTCGGGTACAGGAGAACAGAGTTATGCCGGAGATTGAGAACATGAAGAAAGCAACAGACTCATTCTGTGACAAATATATTAGAGCTGAAGAGTAACTGTGCTGTGGTGTGGTTAACTGAGATCATGAGTGGTTGGTCTAGCGTGCGCCGGGCTGACCACATTTTTAATAGGTTATAATAGGGGTATGAAAACTAAACAACAAGGAATTATAACCGTCGGTGATACCGTCATTTACAGAGGCAATTTTGGAAGGGGACATGAAGAGATTGTCAAAGTTACAAGCATGCAGCTACTTGAATATCCAAGAGATAAGATGAGCATTATAGAGCAAGATGCTCTTTGGTGTTCTTACGCACAGATACAGGAGAACAGAATTATCTTTGATTTGGATAATAATAAATGGTGCTACGCCGAACAAATCGTCGGCAGGGTAGACATGGTAAGGTAACAATTTCAAACAGAATTAAGCTCGCTTAACGGCGGGCTTTTTTCTTTGCTGTGGTGTGGTTAATTACCATGAACATCCACCACATCAGGGCAACACGCAAAATCGAGATGATACAATATGCACATGAAAACTAAACACATAGAAGTACAACAAGTCTTAGACTTTTTAGATAAGGTCAAGCAACACATGGTGGCAACGCCTGAATCCTCTAAAGAGACAGCAGGCAAAGCGTCTTCTCAACACGACGTAGCCCTCTGTTGGATGATGCATAACGCCGCTATAGACCTAGCTTGTCACGCAATTGAAGCAGCTTCTTACGACGTGGAGGAGGAAGACAATGTCTAAGAAATACACCTGCACTATTTGTAATCAAGTCAAGGAAGGCACGCCTGCAAAGGAATGGTTTAACATGGGAGAATTAATGGAAGCTAGCAAGCGCAAAAAGAGAGGCATGAGTTATGAGAATCCTTTCAATAAAGAATGTAAGGACTGCTACGTCCCAAGGGAGGAGAAATTAGGATGAACAAAATAAACTTTAAACGTGAAGTATGGGAGGGGTGGACTGTAGGCGATTTTATTAAAAAGCTTGAGCTGCCTTGGCAATACAAAAAGTGGGATAATCCTACGAGGCAAGAAATGTCTAAATGGTTACGCGATGAGCAACCGTACTACAAAAAACATATCCCCGAAGTAGTGGCGTATTTTTGGGATAAATACCAAGGGGGCTAACGCCCCCACTGCTGTGGTGTGGTTAACTAAGATCTCCGCGCAGGGCTAATCCAAAATCCTCAATGATATAATATGAGCATGAAAACTAAACGTAAATTTTTTAATCAAACCTATACTTTCTTTACGAGTCCTAATACGCCTCAAACATTCCTTGACAAGTTCGAGGAGAGAATTGAAGAATCAAAGATTGATGAGCAAAGCAAGGCAGAAATCATGGGATACTTTGACGACTTGGTCAATCACCATCACGAGTCTTGGAAATCTGCAGGTAGCTTTATGTACGCAGTAGTGACGGGCAACTTCACTCATGCTGCAAGCAAGGCCGACCAAAGCAATTACGCACAGCTTGGCGAATACCTGAGACTGTGGGACAAGCTATCAGAAATCTAGTCTCCTTATGCGCCCGCCTGAGCGCTCCCCACAATCAGGCACCCCCCCCCACCCCCCATTTTTTTTTACCTGTGGTGTGGTTATATATGCCCTTTTATTTTTCCGCCAAAAAAAAGCGTATTCTTTACTATCCTGTATAAAGGTAATGCTCTACTGCCTGTTCTGCTTGATATGATGCCTCTGTTTGTAAGCCTTTCTAAAGCACGCTGTGGTCACTGTGGCTATCGTGTGGTCTAATATGAGATCGCCCCTTGTAGCCCCCTTAAAAAGGTTCTGAGCGAAGGCTGTGGTCTATAGTCCCATCCAATTGGGATTAGCCGGCTCGCCTATGCTTCTAGTATTAAGAATCGAGTCGAATTCTTTCTGCAATCTGTCCTCCCACTCCTTGTCCTTTGCCTTCTGTAGGTTGATAGCCATGTATTCCTGTATATGCCTAACGCCCATAGCCAAGCAATCAATATAATCATCATGCTTTAGTGACCCCTTCAGTGGAGTTATATTGCAAAACTGTGATATGCCTTTATTAAATAGGAAATCCTCCGAGACTACCACCTTGTGTTGGTTCAGGGCAGGCTCTAATGTAGTAATAATCCGCTTTTCCTTCTGAATATTATGGCGAATAGGGGTAATTGGTACGTTAATATTGGGCTGCAACAGGTGTAATATTAGGTCATCACCAAAATTAGTCTCTACAATTATCTCATTTACCTTATATTTCTCTGCCAAATCCCTGATATCCCCGACTCTTGATCCTGCAAAGCCGTCCCAATGCCCCTGTTCTAGGACAAATACAAAGCCATTCCTAGTAGCTAGGACACAATAAGCAAAGTCATCCGCACCTGAACCTGCAGGGTCAAGAGCTATAATCTTTTTAGTGTACTCAACCTTCACCCCTTTATGGCCTGCGTACATAGGCTTGTCTCCACCCTTGGCTTCGGCAACAAATCTCTTTAAAGGATTCGTGGTTTGATAGTATTCTTCGTAACAATAGTATGGGTCTAAGTTGCTGCACACTAACAGGTCTGACAACTTCAATGGGAATTTGTCTTTGTCTGCTAGGCTAGTATCTAGCATATATTGCAGCATAAACGCTGTGTCCCCCATGCCCCTTCTACGCTTCTCTAAGATCTTGGCAGGAAATCTATCAGGTTCAGTAGAGTTTCCCTCACTGTCATAGCATGGATACTTGTAAACCTTGTACCCTTTAGCAGGCAAAGCATTGTATATCGAGCTACTTGAGTGGGGCGTTCCTAGATATATAATCCTTCCCTTGGGCAGCAAGACAGCTTCAAATTCTGTAGCTAAGTTCTGTAGTTTTTCCCTACTCTCTGCACTCATAGAGTTAACACTTATCTCCAAGTCATCACAAATTATTATATTTGCACGGCTGCCTGTTATTTGCGCACCAATACTTTTTGCTGTAAGCGATGGAGTTTGGGAAGGCACACATCCACTAATGTCAAAGGAATAAGAAAGGTTTCTTTGCCCCTGTTGAGGCAGCAAATGGGACAAGAATGGACACACATTAATAGTATCCTTGCAAAACTTTACAAACTCTGCAGCCCTCTTAGCTGTAGCAGAAACAATCAGAACCTTTTCATCAGGATTGTGATACAAAAGCCATAAGCTTCCTAGTGCAGAAATGTGAGACTTGCCGCAACCCCTAAATGCTTGGACAGCTTCTCGGCTTTCACCGCTTTGAAACCTATCAGCGATCTTGTATTGAAGAGGAGTAGGTTCGGGAAGACCAATAAACTTGTGACACAAGAATAAAAAGTTCCTGAAATCTGTTAAGTCTTCCCTAAGTCTCATTACTCAATCTTCTTAAAGGGTAATTTTACCGCATCCTCTATATGTTCGTCAACACTTTTACTAGGTTTCTCAACATAAAAGAACTTAATAAAATCAAACGCCAACTTCATAACTTGAGATGGGCATTCTTCTTGAGAAAGTTTACCTTTCATTTCCATTACCCATAGTCTGTAAATATCTTCTGCGTCTTTTTCTTTCTGAGCTTTGTTCATTACATAAACTCCGGCTCTTCAATTATGATTGGCTGCTCTTCAACCTGATTGTCTATTAATATTAATGGTATCTCTAAAAGTTTTGGAACTGCTGTACATGACAAACAGATGTAAGCCCCTATCACGCTCAATATTGCTAGCAAAATAGTTCTAGTTCTTTTCTTCATTAATACTTCCTCTTCTTTCCTTTAGTAGGTTTCTTTTTATTTTTTTTCTTCATGGTCATTCTCTAATTGTTGCTGAACAATATCGTGCATAAGTTCAGTAGGGTCTCGCTTCTCTGCGACATCAGTTATCCCCTTCAAGATTGTTGATAGTGAAGTTACTACCAACGTAATCAATGTTGCTACGATAGCAAGGTTTTCTCCCTCAATGTATTTAACACTGACAAGAAAAGCGAGTACTAAAATACACAAGTAAAATGCGCCGAATACCGCCAAATGTTTGCCCGCCTTCTCTTTCGCAGTCTCACGGGCTTTTATAGTATCTATCTTTTCTTTAAGCTCTACTTTACGAAGGGCTAATTCTGATTTTAATTCAGCGCGTTTAAGAGCAATAACTTCTTTTGTTGATCCTAAAAGTTCAGCTGCCTTAGCATCCTTATCACCGCCGTTACCATTGCCGTTTTCTTTAGGAACTTTATACGGCTCACCATTGTCTATTATTTTCTTGGCCTCTTCAGGCTCTAAATATTCTTTATCTTTCTTCTTCGCCATCTTTTTTATATTTTTGGTTATACAACATTATAACATGGTCTAGCGGTAAACGAAGGACTGTGAACAATGCTTTCAGGAACGCGACGATTGGCGCTCTCATGCTAGGAAATACAAACACTAATATAATACTTAGCCATGCGTAATTCCATAGGCTATCTTCTACCCCTTTCATTGCTGCACCTACTTGCGTTGTCGGAGTCGTTGGAGCAGACACGCTTGGCAATGTAGGCAAGCTCGGTGTCAAAGCCGAACAACTTGACAGTAGCAAGAGAGGTATTAGATATTTCATTATGTGTTATTCTCAAAGACCGCAAAGGTTACTGACTCAGAGTCATCTGATAAACTGTTAGACGCATCTCGGATTGCGATGTTAAAGCCTGTAGCTGCTATAGAACTAGCCGAACAAGTCATAATAGTTCCTGCAGAATCCTCATAGGAAATTAAAACTGTGTAATTTACTGTAGTCATGTCGGTATCAATTACCACGCTATACTGCCCTGTTCCTCCCCTAGATACCGAGGCTACGTTGTAGCTAGTACCCAACAATGCAGGGCTTGCTACAGTAGTAAACCTACCAAACGCTTTAGGTATGAACTGCATCTTAGCTTCTAGTGCAGCGATCCTAGCTTCGTATCCTGACAGGCCTGCAGGCAAAGCTGCTACTGCTGTATTCATAGTACTAAGGTTTACCGCTCCTGTAACAGTTATATAATCTGTCTTTTCCTCTACGCTAGTAAGCCTTTCGTCTGACATAGCATATCCTGCTTGAATGTTAGGGTGATTAGGACTACTCATTAAAAACCTCTATTGTGTAATCATTTTCTTTTTGATTTAATCTTCCCTTTCTCATAGACTCTAATCTTGGTACTGTTCCTGTTTGATCGTTTAATCTTGCTTTAAGAACCTCGTCAAGACTTTCGCCATCTTTGTTTGTAACTTGTTTAACCCAACCAAATCTGCTTGCAAAGAGTTGAGTATTTCTATTACTAAAATTTGTAATTACGCTATTTGTTTTATCAGTAAACCTTGTCCTTATAGAGGCTAGTTGAGTTTCAATTTTATTTCTAGCATTTAAGCCATCATCATAAATGTCTCGATTAATTTGCCTTCTATATTTACTCATAACTTTCTCATATGGTTCAGGAGATTTTTTCTTATTAGCAATTAAAGTTGTTAAGTCAAATCTTTCTTGATCGCTAACAGTCTTATTGTTTTTATCTTTAGCCCAATCCCAAACTTTTTTATCTGTCCACGTTTTAGTACTGTTTGAAAGAGGATTTATTAAAGTGTGTTTAGTTACTTCACCACCAATATCATAAGTATCCCACCCTTTTATTCTCATAGCTGCATTGTAATCAGATATAAATTCGTCAGTTAAAGTGTAAAGAAAAACTTCGCCCATAAGATTGACTGTTTTCTTATTGTTAATTAATAAATGATTTATCTTGGGGTCTGCTGCTACTTTGTTGTAAACTTTTTGATCTGCTAAATAGTTTGATTCTATTTTCAAATCTCCCATAGAGGTATGATACCACTCGTATCCATTAAAAATATTTCCTTCTCCAAACTCTTCACCCTCTACTATCTCCATTTCAAAGTCTCTTAAGTTTATATCTTCAAGAACATGAGCGCCGCCTGTATTAAATTTAGGCTCATAAGGCTGCAACAACTCAAGGTCTAAATCAAGAACTAATTTGTCAAAAGTATCGCTATATACTGTTTTTTTACCAAGCCAAAAAGTTTCCGGTGTATACTCGTCTTTACCAACAGGAAGAGAAATGTAATTCAGATGAACAGGCAGCCTGTCAACTGTAGGATCAAAACCAAATACTCCATATTCTACAATTGGAGCCTTCATAATTTGAGCCATAGTTTTGCTCATTCCTTTAGTGTCATAAACAACATTGCCCCTTGTATCTGTTACATCTTTATAAAGACCTACACTAGGAGTTAAAACAGCGTCATTCATAAATGAAGAAAAAAGATTGTCTAAAGAAGCATTGTTTCCAAAGTCATAAATGTTCATTGCCAAATCAAAAGGAAAGCTAGAAATATTTTCGTAATAAACATTTGTTGATAATTTTGCAACATCTTCTACAAAATTAGTCTCTAACAATTCTTTAGATTTAAATCTTGGACTGTATTTGTTTATTGCCCAATCAGTTCTAACACCTGAGAAAAGCATATTAGATGCAGCTCCTGCTCTATCAAAAGTCATAGTTGAACCACCTCCTTTAGCAGGGGCAAAGAAAGCCCAAACTCTATCTTCTATCCAAGCATCCTTTTGTTCTTTTGTAACAATGTAATATGTTTTTCCTTCAGCATCTTTTGTTTCTGTCATATAAGAATAATCTCCTCTTTCAAGACCGTCATTCTTTATTTTATAATCTAGCATTTCCGGAGACTGACTCCATCTTTTCAAAAAATATTCTTTACAATCTTCCACAGATTCTCTAACTTGAAGAGCTACGTCTTCTTGCCCCGGAAATATTCTTGAAGGCACTGTCGTAAAAGCCCTTTGAACAAATTCTTTTATTGGCTTGCCTTGTTCATCATAACCAACTATTTCAGTCTCATCTTTTTTGTAACCTACGTTACGGTTTATCACAGCCCCTATACCAATAATTGCCATAGAAGCTTGAAGTTTCCCTAAAGCATTTGCTTTAACTGCAGGAGATGTATCAAATCTGTCTCTGAACAAGTACTCTTGTAACTGTCCTAGGATAGGAATTCTTTCAGTTCCAAAAGTCATAGTGTTTGCTGCAGTTCTACCAAACCTTCCAAAAAAACCAAAATTTCTATCCGTTGAAACATTTGCAAAAAATTTCGCTATACCATAATCTTCATTTTGCATGGTAAGTTCTTCCATTCTTGATCTAGCTCTATTGTCAGCGGCGTACATTAATTCAAGAACATTTTTATTTGCAGTAGCTACGTCAGAATCTATTACTTCCAAGCCTACATATTCTTTATACCTTTCCATTGCGTAAGGGCTAGAATTAACTATATCAAATTCAGGAGTTCCTTCTTTTGGTATTTCTTTACTGCTAGCCCACAAGCCCATTCTGTTTTTCATCCAAGCATCTTGAGAAACATTTTGACCTAAAATTCCTTGCGCTCTAAGCTGATTCCATTCCTGCAAAGCAAAGAACATTTCTTTAACCAAGTCCATTCCCTCTTCAGAATTTATGTCTAAAACTTTTTTACCTGATTTTACCTGTTCCATCGCCATGCCTGTAATCTCTTTTAATATTTCAGCCATGTGAGGCTTGCCACCAAAACCTTTTGTAAAACGGTCAACAGTATTTGCCATGCCATGTCTTGCGCTAAGTTCTTGGATACTTGCTAGCACCATTAAAATGTCTTTCTTTATACTCTTGTCCATTTCTGCAATAATCATTGTAGGGTTAGTAATTCCATGGACAGGAACATCTAATGCAGGATTGTTAAACATTTCAATAGGAGGGTTAGAAGGGTCGTTAACATCAACCACTTTGCCTTGACCTGTTTTACCTGTTAACTCTTCAAATGTTTTAGCCCTAGCCTGATTATCAGTAGCAGGTACAAGCAATCTTAACAATCTATCTAGCCAACTATATTCCGACTTTAAGGGAAGGTTGTATTGTTTTTTTAGTTCTTTATATTTTCTACCCATTATAGGTCTAATATCATCGAACCTAGGATCTTGTGAAACTTCATCAAAAAACTTAAGATAATTTTTAGCCCAAACTCGAACCTCATTACTTGCAATAGGGTTTGCATCATTAGCTAAAGCTCTTATTGATACTTTGTCCCACCAATATCTAGGGTATTTAAATATACCTCCACCTGTTGCTGCAGCCGACAAGGTGCCAATACTAGAAACTAGTCCTGAATTGCCAAACGAAAGCATTGCTGCTTGAATTCTAGGCGCTGATAAAAATGGATTTTGCCAACTAATTTTTCTATTAACTGATCTATCTTTTAATATAGTGTCAGTGTCAAACAAATCCCTTAATGCTTTTACTTGATCGCTAGATGGCGTGCCATATTCATCAGCTTCTTTTACAAGAACATCACCAAAAAACTTAACATAGTGTTCAGCACTGTAACGTCCCTTGTTTCTATTTCTTTTAGACCACTCAACCATTTGGTCATCAGTTGCTTTTGCGGAAGGAGGAAGCATTTGTCTAATTACTTTCTGCTTACCTGATATTGCTTCAGGGGTTCCGTCAATTATATGTTGCAAAATTTCTTGTTTAGCTTTTTGTCTTTGATACAACATAACAGCTGATTCAAAACGAGCAGCTTCAACACTGCTTGGTTGAGAACCTTCTGCAACCCAACGCTGATAAGTTGTTATCATTCTTCTAGCAGCTCTGTTTAATTTATCTTCAATACCTTGTAAACTTTTTGCAGCCTGTTCAGCAGTATCAAAATTTTCTAAATTATTAAACTCTTTAGTTTCTTCAGCATCTTCTATTCTTGCTCGCCGTTCTTCTGCCTGTTTAGCATTTACATCTTGTTCCTTTGCAGACAGCTTAGGCGTTCTTGTTTGTTTAGGCTCAGATACAGCTTCTACCTTAGGCTCAGTTGCAGGGTCAACTTTAGTTTCAAGTTCTTCTGCAAATTCTCCACTGCGCACTTTTTCAACGTGATCGTCAATAGCTTTTGTAGCGACATCGTACCAATCTTTTTCTTTCCAAAGTTTATTATTTTTACCTATAGGCACACCTATTAAAGAAACTAATTCTTTTAACTGAGTTTTTGCACCTCTTTCTGTAGGATCAAGCGCTCTATAATTCCAAGGCCAAAGATTTTTTAACGCGTCATTGTTTATAATATTATCTAACAAATTAATTCCTGCATCTTCTAATCCTAATTTTGCGTATCTACTAGCAGCTTCTTCACTTACACCTGACTTTAATGGAACATATCTTTCGCCTTCTCCAAATCTTTTTATAGCACCTTCCCCTAATTCTTCTATTTGTTCGTCGGTGTACCCTTCTTCTTTTAATTTCTTTGCTAACTGCTGCTGTTTTTTAACTAGCTTATTCATTCTTGTTTTAGCTGAAAAGTTATTAACTTGAGCGTCAAGCTCTAATTTTTGTGCCTGTAAAATTATATTTGTAAAACTTTCTTCTAAATTCATAGCGCCGTTATTTAAAACTTTAGCTATTTCTGCAGGAGAAGTAAACATACCAACCTCTCCTGTAATCATAAGACCTCTGCTTTCAGCAATCTCTCTTAAATCTTCAGGAGAAGATTCTAAATGATTATAAATAGGTCTTTCATAATCTGCTTCTCTTTGAGCAGCAGTTTTTTCAGGCTTAACTTCTTTTGGTTTGTCTTTAAATTTAGATTCAAATTCAGGGTACTTACTTTTAATTTTTTCTAAATATTTTGCTTTAGCTTTTCCTTCTAATGTTTCAATATAGTCATGGACTATAACAGCTTCTTTAGTTTCAAGAGCTGTTTTTCCTTCTATAGGAATACCTCTTTCAGCTGCAGCTTTTTTAACACCATCTCTAGATAAACTGTTTATTTTTTCTTCAATTGGTTTTAATTTCTTTTTATTAGCAGCAGTTCGCGCAACGTCCCAAGGAGATACGCCTCCTGTGATTCTTGCCATTTCTCTTGATTCCCTTACAGTATGTTCTGCTAGTTCTTCAGAAAGCTGTGTTTTGTTTTTCTTGTTGGCAGCGGATTTGCTTACTCCGAATACATCTACATATTCATCAACTAATTCTGATTTCTTTAGTTCAAACTTGGCTTCAAATTCAATATCAAATTCAGCAGCCTCTCTTAATATTATTGCCTCATCACTAAAAGATTGCATTTCAATCTCTTTTGCTGTTGGTAATTTAATTGGTTCTCCTTTTCCGCCACCACCAAAACGAACAAATCCACCTTGGTTTTTTCTAGCGTTATGTAGATTGTCCATAGATTGTCTATATTCAAAGGCACTTTTATTTTTTCTTAAATCATAATAGCCCTCTGTCCTTTCTAGAAAATCGTACAAAGATTCATTAGGATCAAATTTTCTCCATTCTTCAGGGTCAATAAGATTTTGGTTTTTAATAGCTTGTCGCCTTACGTTCATCGCAGATTCAAGCCTGCTTATACTTCTTTCAATTTGTGCTTTAGTTAATTTTTGTGGATTGTGTTGACGTTTTCTCCAATTATTATTTTCAAGCAAAGATTCCATTTCTCTAAGACCGTGAACCGCCTGATTCCAAGAATCGTAAAGGTGGTATATGCCTTCTCTTCCTGCACCTCTTTGTCCTGATGCTCTACCTATAGGAATTCCCCTTTCCGCCATCTCTTGATACATGGCTGCTTGAGTAAGTCTTAATTGCTTTAACTCTTCTTTTGTTCCTACTAAATCTTGTCTGCCCGTTAACAAATCATTAATTTTGCTATTAACAACAGACAATGCTTTGTAAGCTCCATCATGTGCTGAATCAAAAATCTTGTCAATGTTGTCCCTAATAGTCTCGTGATACTCAGCAGCTATACTTCCTTTCCCTTTTCTTGAACCTTTAATTGCTTTAGATGCTGCATGAATATGATCAAAAAACATATCAAGAGAACCTATTGAGTAGGCTTTATTTATAATTTTCTTAGCATTTGCTGCGTATATTGCTTTAGCTCTTTTAGCCGCTTCAGGATCAAGTTTAAGTTCGCTAACTACATAATCAATAAGTTGACCACCTGCTTTAGCAGACTTAATTGAACCTTTTGCAATACCTGTTAGTGCCATAGCAGTTACTAAAAGAGGAACGCCTAAAGCTTTAGGAACAATTCTAGACATAGCTTCGCCTTCAATTGCTCCTGCAAAAGCTCTTTTAAATGCAACATCTTCTGCTTTATTTGACATTAACTTTAGCACAGCATTGTCTGAAAGAAATTCGTCGATGTGCTTGCCTACACCTTCTCCAATAAAACTTGAAACAACTCTTGCCCCACCCATTTCTCTTATCATATTTGCAATGTTAGGCTCTCTAGGATTCAATACAGACAAAACAGCATCGCCTACTAAAGTGTTAAATCCTACAGTCCCTGCTCCCTTAAGACTTCTTGCAGCTAAAGCAACTTGAAGAGGTATAGTCATCCAAGCGCCCATTTCTGAACTCCAATGCATATCGTATGATTGTCCCGGTTTTCCTGCAACTACAACAGGAGCGCTAATGTTTGCAAGATCTCCAACCTTATATGCCCACTGATTGTTTGTTGCTGACCACCAACCTTCTCCCATTTCTTTTCCTTCATGGGGAGCAACTCTTTTAACATAATCATCAACAGCTTCTTTGTTGGGATACAAAGCAAATGGTTTTAATTCCATAAGCTTTTCAAGCTCTTGATCTTTCTGCTCATTAGTTAATTCCTGAACTTTTTCTTCGACATTTAAGCCTAATTCAGTTGCAGATTTAGCTAAAAGAGAAGGTCGGGGTATTGTTCCATTTTCATATGCTTCATAAGCAGAAGCCATATTGTCTAGATAATAATCATATAGATTAGTATTAAGTATTTCTTCCATAAAACCGTTTTCAACAGAAAATTGTTTTATATGTTCTTCATTGTCAGGGTCAAACCCTCCAAGTTTAAAAGAAAAATCTTGGTAAATTAAAGTTTTTACTATGTCTTCTTTTTTCTTTTGTTCTAAATTTGGTGAAAAAAAGTTTGTTTTTTCTAATTCCTGAACAACATCGGCAACGCTTCGACTAATAATTCCACCAAGCCTAATGTTGCCTACAGTGTCTTTATTGTTGTCGGTAATACTTTTCATAATTATTTCAGCAAAACCATTTGGACTTTCTTCATAATTCCACCTAACGTCTTTTATAAAACGCTCATGTTTTTTTATAGGATTCATCAACCTATATTCAGGGTTTTTACTATTAAGAAATTTACCTCTAGGTTTATAATTTGGGTCTATTGTCCCTGCAGCTGCTATTCTTTCATTCTCCTCTTCAATACTTTCGTTGTACCAATTTCTAACATTTCTGTTTTCGTCATCAATTCCTCTACCTCTTTGTGCAAGCATTTCTTCCGTTCTGTCAAGATCGGCAAGAGTTTTAGGATCAACAGGTTCACCTGTGCCAACAAGATTTACAACCTCTTGAGCGCCCTCAAGACCTCTTCTCATTTCATCTCTTACTTGTTGAGTGGTTTTGTCAGGGTCTTTTGTAGAAACATATTCGTCTGAGCCATACAACCTTTCCATCTCTGCTAATTCTTCAGGAGTATACTGAGAAGTTATTCTTGCATCTCTAATCATTTCTGAAGAAATCCATTGCGCTCTTTTTGAATGAGTTTTAGAGTAAATGTTAGGAAGTCCTTGCTTATTAACTACAACTTCTCTTGAAGCCCTTTCCCAATCATCGTTGTTAACAGCATCAATAAAATTAGTAAATCCTCTTTTAGGATCAGTAAATCTTGTAAGTCCAAAATTGTAAGCAAAATTTACAATAGCTTCTCTTTTGTGATGAGGTATAGTTTCCCAATTTTTAAACAATGCAGCAGTTTCAGGTATCGCAACATCGTTTACATATTCGTGAAACCTTCTTAACGCTTCCTCCTCTGTTATTTTTTCACCTTCAAAAGATTTTGTTCCTCCTCCAATTGAATAACCACCTTCTTGTCCGGGGTCAGGGTAGGCTTCTAAAGTTTGGCTTAAATCATGAGTTTCAAATTCAAGGATTTTTTTAAGTCCTTTTTCGCTCATTGTAAATGGTTCAGAACCTTGTTGCTTTACAGGGTCTTGATTGTTATCGTTTAGTCCGTTTGCCATAATTTATTTTTTTCCGTTAAGTGTATCTACAAAGTTAACTTGTTCATCACCTTTAGGAGACTTATTATCTTTTCCAAAGTTTAAGCTGCGTATTACAGCAGGATCATTTCCGCTTACGTTAGTAGGAGTAAACGGTTCACTTTTCCCAATCACGTCTTCTTCTCCTGCCAACCTTTTTATTAATTTTTGAAAGTCTGATGCAAATTCTCTAATTGGGCTAAATCCGCTACTATCTGTTACGTTTCTTGAAGCATTTGCTCTTGTCTCTTCCATTTCTCCTTGTTGATATACCCAATCTTTTTTTCTATACAAATCTTGTAATGCGTAATATTTTTTAACGCTCCCTAAATAATTGTTCATATGAAAAAGAGAATTGTCTACATTTTCTTCGTCTAATCCAACTTCAGTTAAAAGAGATTTTCCTAATACGCCTAAATCTTTAAGGCTAACATTAGTATTATTCACAATAAATTCTCTCATTGGTAAAGGAAATATTTGAATTAAAGCTTGGCTAACTTGCATATCTGTTGGCCTTTCTTCAGCGTTAGGATCTAAAGGAATTGTTATTTCATAAGCTTTTGCAAAAGAAGGAATATAATTATTTTGCTTAGAACTTAATGCTGTTCTTCCCAAATTTACTTCTCTAATAATTTTTTCTAACGAAAGCTCTGAAACAAGATTTCCAAGAGACTCATGCTCGGCAATAGTAGCCCCCAACGCTTCCCCCCAATGTTTTGCCAATAATTGTCCTAAATTATTACTTATTGTATGCTTTTGATTTTGCGTATTATAATTTCTCATTAGCGATCTTTCTTCAGGGGATAAACCTTTATACCTATTATCGTTTAATTGAGCTTCAGATTGAGCAAATGTATACAAACTGTCTATTTGCGTAGCGCTTAAAATGTTATCTGCGGTAAGAAACGTATCAGCTCCCTGAATTCTACCCTGATTTGCTTCTTCAAGCATTTCGCTAATGTAATCTTCAACTGCATCTTCATAAATATTAGCAACATCTTTTGCAGACATACTAGCGTCTGCTCTTAATTTACTTTTAATTATTTTAAAATATTCATCAGAGTCGGGAGGAACAGCATCTGTTATTGTATTCTTAGAAATCGTAGTTAATTTTGTTTGAAATTTTTGAAGGTCAAAATTTAATTTATATTTTTCCTCAGCTTGGTCTATATATTTTTGTTCTAAATCTATTATTCGCTGATCATCTTTTTGAATAAAAGGGTTGGCTTTTTTTAATTTCCTTAACTCTTTATTATAATTTCTGCTAAGTTGTTCTAATCCGCTTTCTGTGCCGCTAGGCATATTGCTAACCCTGTTTCTGTAATTAGTAATGGCAGCGTCGGCAAACCTTTCAATCTTTCTGTTAGGCTCTGTTCCTGCTGCGGCAAAAGCAACATCTCCTGATTCGTCATCTCTAGTAAAAAATGTTTCGTCTAACAATAATTCTTTAAAATTATATATCATTTGTTCTACATTTCCACCTGTAGAAATTTGAGAAGCTGCAAGGTCTTGAAAAATGTCTTCTGCTATTTCTAAAAAAGCTTCATTTGGCTTGCCGCCTAAAGCTCTAATCTGTTCTAATTCTCCACGAATAGTTTTAAATAATTCTATTTTTATAGACGTTCCCCCAAGTTTTTTTCTAATTTCGGGCATTGTCAACGTAGGGTCTTCCTTTATAAGCTTTTCAAATTCTTCTTGATTTACATCTAAAGAGCCTCCAATAGTAACTAAGTCTAATATTTCACTTGCAGTCTTGCCGACACCTTTGCTTATTTGAGGTTGAATAGATAAAATTGTATCCCAAAGCTGACGGTGTATAGCATTTTTTGCTTTTCTTGTTGTTATATCTAAACTGTTTTCGTCAATTTTATCTCTAATTACTTTTTTTGAAACCAATTCATTAGCTGACATTTTTTGAGAAAGCATTATCTGCTCCATTGCGCTTAAAGAATTTATATCGTTTGTAATTGCATCTCCTGCGCTATCAACACCAAGCTTTATAAAATTGCCATCCTTGTCTTTTGCCGTCAAAGCAGCTTTTACAGCGTCTTCATACGATGGCCTAAACTTAGAAGGCACTGTAAGTTTATTCATGTTTTTATCTACAATGTTATTTACATGATCAGCAATCTCGTTTACCCTGTCTTCAGACATTGCATTTTGATAAGTAAAAGTATCATAAGCTCTGATGTGACCAAATTTAGACACTTCAGTTTCCCAATCCCTCATTATCTTTTTAATGTTTTCATTATTGCTAAGATCTTTATCACCAACATGTTTGTGTAAACCTTCAATCTGACTAAAATTATCTTGCATTTGTTTTCTAATAACCTCTTCTTTTTCAGCAAATTCTGAATGAATTGAAGCAGTTTGAGCAAGCTTTTGCATTGTGCTTGACAAATTAACATATTGATTTGGGTCTACATTAGGAACAGTTACTCTTCCTAAATTTCCTGCAGACTGACTAGAAATTTTTATTGATTGCCCTTGTGTGTATTTTGCCATTATTTAGCCTCCTGTTCCTTTATTTAATTTCATAAACAATTGATAAGCATCTAATGACCCTTCAAACGCACCCGTGGCAGCAGCCATTGCATCTTGAAAAGATGATCGTTTAGAAAAAATTTCATTTAATGACGTTTGCAAATCTCTTCTTCCTGCGCCTACAATCATCCCATATTTCATAGTTGCTAAATCAGCCGTTTCAGTTAAGTGATTTCTAAGCATTATATTTTTTGCTTGCTCTGCTGCGCTTACTGTTTCTGCTTGTGACTCAAGTGCACTTACTCCGCCTCTGTTCATTTCAGCGTTCATAACAGCTTGTTGGGCAATAATTTTTTGAGATTCTTTTTTTAACGCCCTGTTTTCTTCAGCTTGTTTAGCTAACAAATCTTCTTTTTGTTTAGCAAAAGCACGTTGCTCTTCATTAAATTGCATTCTGTTTTCAGATTCTGTAATTTGTTGTTGAAGATCTCGCATCTTTTGTTGCTGTCTTAAACCAAGATATTGACTTGCAGAAGAAAGCAAAGAAGTCAACATTGATGCCTGACCTATGCTTTTGGCATCCTTTGTGCCAAGCTTCGCAAACCAACCCGTGTCATTGTTTTTTGCGTCAGACATTATTTAGACTCCTTCATTTGTTCAATTAATATTGTTATATCTTTTTGCATTAATTTAATATTAGTATTGTTCTCAATTAACATGGAATCCATTCTTTCAATCTTTGCTTCTAACTTCTGTATATCTTCTGCGTTTTCTTCTACACCGCCCTTTAAAGTAAAAAAGAATCCTATTGCTGCAATTAATGGCGCAATAATAGTAAGGGCTAATTTAGTGTTTGTTAATACAAAATTTGTTTTGTTTTCTATAGAATCCATTAGGACAACCTCGTCAATCTAGATGTGTGAAGCAACTCAAACGTAGCTCCTGTAATAGTTGCTATTTGATAAGTGTCAGTAGTCAAAGTAATTGAATCAACTGCCGTATTGCGAGAAGCAACCATTATTCGCATACGTTCTGTTTCTGAATTTAAATCTCCATAATTAGTAGTAACCGCTCCTGATGCAAATGTATTGGTAAATACTTTTTCGTGATTTGTTCTTTTTAGCGAAGTGTCAAATTTAACCTCTGCTTTAAGATATTGAGTGTTTGTAAAGTAAACCTCTGCCCACTTAACTACAGTTCTCCCGTCAATAATAGGAGCCATTACTCCGTCCGCTGCCTGTCTCTTTAGGTACTGTTTGCTAAATTCATAGTTTGCTGTAAATTTTAATCCAACAATTATGTTGGGATTACTGCCAATAGCCCCTGTAACTACAACGTATTCGTTTGTGCTGTTAGTAGTGTCTACTTCGTATTCAGTCCCTGTGCTTTTGTCAAAAACTATAATGTCTGCCTCTCTATCTGTGTTGTCTGCAATACGCCATTCCATGGTTATTTTTGATTTTCCACTGCTAGGGTCGTTGTCTTCAATGCTTGATGTAGGAGGGTTATAAGCCAAATCTACCGAATACGCTGCAGCATTAGTATTATCAAGCTTCATATAACTTAAGATCTTGTATGTGTTCGCAGGAGCCGAACCTGAAGCTATGTGATACAGCTCTATCATGTACAGCCTGTCATTAATAAAATGAGGAGGGTGGACGTAGTCTGCTGCTAATTTAATTTTAGACCAAGACGAGCGTACTCTTTTGCCTTCTTGATCAAAGAAATTGTATAAATATAATTCTCCGTCTGTATCGTCAGTTTGCAATATAACGGCATTAGACAAGGAAGAACCTGCCAAACTTATAGCTTTGCCTTTAATATAAGAAGGTACATGAGAAGTAATATTCCTTCCATCAAATGTAAGGTTTCTTCCTCCTGAAGGCATTAACTCATAAACTGCTACAGAATCTGATTTGTTTTGAGCAAAAATAATAGAATTGTTTAAAGATACAGGTCTACAATTAGGACTTGCTTCATAACTAGAAATAAGAGCTAAAGATGAATTGTTTGGCGTTAACCCCTCATCTCCGTAAAATATCATAAATTGATGCCTGTCTGAGAACACTAGCAATTGACTAGCAAAAGGAACAGCATAATTAAAACTAACAATTTCATTTACAGATGACGCTATATCAATTCTGTCCGTAGCCAATACTTGAGTAGCTGTTTTTCTAAAAAAGTTATATGGGTCATCTAGTTTAGAAAGCACTACAGATTCAGATGTCAACAACCCTAATCTTCTTTTATAAAAAAAGACATCTTTAATGCTGTCCCCTATAAACGAAGGATTGGGAGTAATAGTTGTGTCTCCCACTAACATATCGTCCCATGTAGCTTCTTGAAGCCTGTATTCTGTAGTAGAATGTTTAACTAATTTATGAGGCATTGTTGAAGGATCAAGTTGATATTGAATACCAATCTTCATGTCTTCTATCCACTTTCCTCTTGATATTTGATTACTGTGAGCAGTGTCTAAATCACAAACAAATTTTATGTAGTAATCATCAATTTGTGTTTCAGGAGTGCCAATAACTTTTAAGTTGTAATTATTTGGCGCTGTTAAAGGCAACCCTTCATAAGACTCTGTTTCATCAGTAAAAGAACTTGCTAAGGTGTTGCCAAAAGTATCTGTTATTTCTATTTTTATAGGAGAAGCATCAGCATCTGTTTTGCTAGGATAAGCTGAAAACCAAGATATAACAGAGCCTATTGAGTCACCACCGCTTTTGGCCTCTAATCTTTCAAAAGTTATTGGATTTCTTACACCTGAAGTTGCGTCTGTAAGTGTCGCGTCACCCCCTGTTATGTCTCCTTTAGTCCCCCATGCACCTGCACCGTCGGCATCTAATAAAGTAATTCCTCCACCTCCACCTCCGCTAATATCTCCTGACTGTCTGCTATAAATAACTAGTGCAGGATTTGCATCTGCTATTTGACTTGTTGAAGCACCCCATTGATATTTTCCATTGTTTGCAGCAGCATTAATTGCAGCAGCTAAATTGTCTATAGTTTCTAATATTGTTGTTCCTATTTCTACAGCAGTATATGCTCCATCTACTGTTGAAGTGTCTCCTGCAGCGTGAAATTCAAAACGATACATAGGAGTTCCTCCGCCAAACTCTGAAGAAGGTGCGCCTCCATCAATTTGAACAGTATCGTTTACTGAAGGATTTGCAGAAAAATTTATGTAACCCCTAGAATAATTACTTCCCCTTAAGTCAGTAGTGCCTCCTCCACCATTAAACAGAAGGTTAGTACCATCATCACTATAATTAATTCTAATGTTTGTATTTGTGTTTGTGTATGATCCATAATGGCTAGTATCAAAAGTCCTTTCACTTCTTGTTGCTTCCGTATCTTCTAAGGCAGCGTGTATAGCACCTGCAATCATATCTGTTCTGTTATCTCTATATCCTTCTTTGGCACCACCTGAACCATCTCCTGAAGCAGAGTTTGTAGTTCTAATTCTAATAATTCTTGTAGTGCCTTCTGAGTCTGTAGCCTTTACAATATACTTCCCGTTATATACACCCTCTTTAATAAAAAGAAGTCCTCTTTTATGAGTCTCCCTTTCGTACATTCCTGTGCCACCTGAAGTTGTAGATTTAAAAGCAGGAGTGATGTCAGCATTAGCAATAAAAGTTGTATCAGAAATTGTTACTGCAGAAAATCTATGAGTATCAGGAGCTGTTCCTCCGGCTACAGTCAAGTAACCTATCGTGTCACCTGTAAGAGCAACTCCATCTTTGTCTTTTATTTCAACTCTTTCTGCACTGTCAACTGTTGTATTTAATTTATATAAATCAATTTTTGCGTTTGAAGATGCTCCGCCATGACCTATAGTTAACATTAATTGCTCATCATCATTACGATTAATAATATGAGTAAATACGTTTTTAGGGCTATATCCTACTTCATCAGAGTCAGGATTAATTATTTGCATATAATTTGTGCCTTCTCTTTTAACTAACCCTTTAACAGGATCAGATATAAAGTTTTCTTGCAACGAACATTGCGTATCATTTCTTTCCGAATCAGGTTGTTCAGAAACTCCTCCGGTAAGATTTTTAATATGCTTTCTTGTGTACGCCATTTTATATTAGCCTTCTAGGATTTAACCCTCCTGAAGAATCCCTTCTGTGTCTCCTGCTCATTATCGAAGCACTAAAGCTACTGTCATTTAACATATTAACTCTGTCAACTTGATGTTGATAATCCATTAGTTTTGCTTTGGCTTCTAATTCGTCAACTGAAGTAAATGTTCTAATTTCTTTTGATCCTACAAATCTGTCAGCAAATATTCGTGCAGCTCTAACTGTGCAGTATCGCTTTGCCGCTTCAGGCAAGTCTGCAAAATCTAACAGGTATACCACTGTAGCTGCTGTTACATCTTGATTAAGAACATCAGTTTTGTTTTCCATTGAATATAAAAAACCATTACGAATTACATATTCTTGTTCTGCTGTTCTTACTTGCACATAAGCTTTAGACGTAACAGGCACCTTATTGTCGCTGTTTTTAGCAAGAGTTACATTTTCTTCTGTGTTAAAAATAAATGAATCTTGAAGGGTTTCTCTAATTACTTCATTTAATATTGTTTGAGCGGAAGAAACTTCGTAAGGCAAAGTGCCATCAAGATTAGCAACTGTAGCTTCGCCAATAGTTTGAAGCATAGTATTTACTGCTTGTACTTCGGTAGTGACTGCTGCCATATTAGTAAGTAACGTGAATTAAAACAGTTGTAGTTGTGCTTCCTGTAACTTTAACAGATAAAGAAGGAGGCATTAAATTTCCTGAGATACAACCTGCACCTGAAGAACTAGGAACTACTACTCCCATACCAACACCTGCTCTTTCTTGAGTTCCATCTGAAACAAAACTTGCAGACATTTTTGTATAGTTTGTAGTTTCGCTTGCTACTATTTCTCCTCCTGAATAAGCAGGAATATAGAACTCTGCATCTTCAGTAGAAGCTAAAGTAACCCATACAGATTTTGCTCCATGTAATTCTATAGGAGTAGTAAAGTCATTCTGAGCTACACCTGTAAAAGAATAAGTGTGTGCAGCTTTAACCGAGCGATTTATATTATTTTCTCGATTAGCTTGATAAACAGTTGTGCTTGTTTTGATTGCCATAATTAAAAAATTTTTTTAGAGAAAGGCAGGGTGCATAAGCACCCCACCTATAAATAATGCTAATTAGTTATCAGCTAATATTTTCACAATACCTTCAGGTCTCAAGGCTCCACAACCTATCGCCATTTTTGTATTAAGGAGCGTCGCATTGCGCTCAGGTATGTAATTCGCCTCAGCAGTAACACCTTTTAGAGTCAGAGTTCCCGCAGCAGATTTTTGGAATGCACAAGCAGTCAATAATGAACCATTAAATGAGTGATCAGTTGTTGGATCAACACCGCCAAAATCTAGCAAGCCTGCAGCAGCTTTCATCGCAGCAGCATTTTTACCGGAATAATCAGCTAAAGTTTTCATGCTTATAACTTCAAAACCAAGATAGTGGAATGATTGTATCCCTTTAGAGCGGTCACCTGTTGTATTAAAATCTGAGCTTAAAGCAGCGTCTAGATTTAATAGTTGGTAAAACTCGTAAGGTCGCAATACTAAAATACGGTCATTGGTAGGCACAGCATTCAAATCCATTCTTAAAGCAGCAGCTTCAACCATTGCTTGCAATTCTGCATCTGTCGCAAATTGTGCTGTTGCACTAAATGCTCCGGCAAAAGTTCGCGTCATGGTAGTGGTAGAATCCCACTCATCATTAAGCATAGAAGCTAACAAAAAAGCGTCATGCTGAATCGCGAGAGCACTTCCGCTTTGGCTCGCCAAACTGCCTCTGATGTCATAATGAGCTTTCATCTCGTCAAGGTCATCAACTAATTGAGCTGCATAGATAAGTTTATCTACTACAATAGTTTTTTCGCCTGATGTAGCTGTTGATGCATTAGCACCTGTTGGGTTATTAAGAATATCCTCGCCCGGTGTGTGCATTTTTGCAGTTTCAACTGCGTAGGTAGGGAAAGAAGCGCTTTTCCCGGAAGCGATAGTACGATTCATCAAGCGGTCTTTTAGCTGTGATGTTTCGTTGTATGCAAGCAAAACTTCTCCGCCGTAGACGGTTAAAAAGTTTGAATGCGGATGAACTACAATATCTGACATAATTAAACCTCCATAGGTTAGACAGATTGCCCTTGTTCAAGAGGGCTTGTAATGAATTGATTTTTAAACAACTCGTGAGAAAAAAAACAATGAACATTCCTCGAAAGTTGTCTCAACACTCTTGCAGTCGTAACCGATAGAAGGAGGCTTGCGTTAAGGTTCATTTATTTATAGATTTGATTTAGATACTTTTTGTGCAACTTTAGTTCTATAGGCAGGGTCTTTTGAATACCTTGGGTCTGCCATATCTGCTAACATTTGCGCTTGTGATTCGTAACCCCCTGAACTAACTTTTGCTACTGCATCAGCCTTCAAAAGGTTTCGGGTAGACGGAGCAGGCTCTGCTTTATCTACCATTTGTGATTTAATTCCATTAATCATTAATTGTATTTCTGATTCTTCTCCTCTCTTTAAAGTATTGTTGTATGCATCTTTTTGAGAATCATTAAAGTTTTTATTAACCCAATCAATTAATTCTTCTCTCTTAGTATTACCCAACATAGAGTTCATGGTTGCCTCTGCTGCCTTACTTTTATACGCAAGAAATTGTTCTAAGAATTCTTTTGGCACTCCTTGTTCTGAAAATTCTTTTATTGTATCTTCATTAAGATCTTCAGCAGACATTTCTTCTATTTGTTTAAAAACGGAAGACTCCTCTTCAACAGGCTTTTTGGTTGCCTCTTCAGTTGTTTCTTCAGTTACCTCTTCTTTATTTTCTTCGCTTGGAAGGGTAACTTCTTCTTCTTTTTGAGAACTTAATTTTTTCTGTAGCTCTAAATAGCTTTTCTCTAATTCTTCTTGCGAATTAAACTTACCCAATATTTTAGTTTCTTTTTTTTCTCCTTCTTGCTTGTCAAGCATTGTTTGTTGCTCTTCTGTGTAAGCAGGAGCAGGAGGTGTATCTGTAAGAGTGATTGAATTGTTTGCTTCATTAAAGGAGCTTGATTGTGTAATTTCTGACATATTAGGCCTGTTGTTGTTGTTGTTGTATTAGATGAGGAATAGCTTTTTCTGCCATTCTCCCTTCTTGTTGTTGCTGCATCATAGCTTGCTCTTGTTCTTGCTGTTGTTGCTGCATCATTTGAGCCATTTGAACTTCTTCCATTAACTGTTGCTCAGTTTTAAGTATAGATTTGTCAATGCCTATAGCGCTAGCAAGAGACTTCATTATTGCTTCAGGGTTAACCATTTGAGTAAACATCTCAGGTATCATTTGAGATCCTAAAGAAACAAAAGTCTGAAGTCGCTCTAAATCAGAAGTTCGACCTAGATTTGTAATCCCTGTGCTAATAATTAATTTGACTTCTTTTGGCAGCTCAGGAATTTTATCTTCCTCGTTTAGCCTTTTCATAATAGCTTTAATTAGAGGACGCATAAATTCATTTGACAACAATGCGTATGTTCCTGCAAGCACCTTTTCTAATGAGTTAACAATTGCATTAATCTCAGTAGCGGTAGTCATTCCCTTAGTAGGAAGGCTTGCATCTAAAAGATTGTATGCATAAGAAAGTCTACGCTCTAAATTTGAAGTTAACTCAAAAGCAGTAGAAAGGTCTGAGTTTTTATTTACAACCAAAGGTGTAACATCACTAGCTCTTCCGTTAATAACATCTCCATTTTCAGCTTCACTTAATGATCTTGCACGAGTTGTACTAGCGGGGTCAACCATAAAAATAACTTTACTAAGAATGGCGGCCGACTCTAATTGAGCCTTGCTTAAACCTTCTAGTGTAGACAAATCACCTAATGTAGTTTCAACGTAACCTCTTCCATAAGACTCTCCTGTTACTTTGCTTAATCTTAAAGGAATAAAAGGAAGCTCGTCAATTGGTATATACAGTTCACTTTGTTTTAATACATTTCCCTCAACTTCTTGATAAATATAATATTCATCTCCTTTCCTGTGAACACAAGTGTAAAGCTCTATTTCTTTATCATCGCCATCTTCGCCTAATTCATTGTCATCTGATGGTAATTCAATTCCTTCTGATTTGGCTACATCTGCGCTAATAATTTCTTTTGTAATAATGTGAATAATATTTCCTTCAACATCTCTATGGCAGACATAATCTTCAATAGTGTAAGTTCTAACTCCTCCGTCAGGCTGAACGTACACCAAGCAATTACCTGAAATAATTAAATTTTGAAGCGCAGCAATAATTGACGGTCTTAGATTTTTATCTTCTAGCTCTTCTAGTACTATTCTTTCAATGTCTGATAATGAATTCTCAACCTCAAGTTTAATCTGTTCAGCATCTTGGCCAAACTGTTCAAAAGAATTAGAAGACACAAGCAATCTAAAAAATGGCATATTGCTAGGAAAAAGACTTAGCATTAAATTGCTAGATAAATTTAAAACTCCTCTAGCTCCAAGACTTTGATGGGGGGTATTATGGTCTGTAGAAGAATTGTCTCCTTCATCTCTAATAATAAGGGGAAGGGTAAGCTTTGAACAATCTCTTGCTCTGTCTAGAAAGGGCTTTCTTTCTGCTTCTAAGCTGTCATATTTTTTTTTACCCATTATGCCATATATCCTGTATCAGATCCTGTATCTGTAATTTCTTGTTCTTTATCCATATCAGATTTTAATAATTCAAAAATACTAAGACCTGCTGAGTCTTTATCGGGACGAACAACGGAAGCAGTTGCTTCTTCTTCCATACCTTCCGCTCGTTTTGCAGCAGCTTCTCTTTCCATTTGTTGCTGTGCCTCTAATTGCGCTTGCGCCTGATCTGCATCAATCCCTGCTTGAACGTGTTGTTTTCTTCCCATCTCTGCTGTTAAGGCTGTTAATGTCCAAGCTGCTGCTGCTAACCAACCCATTATTGGTTCTCCTCTAAATCTTTTAAATGTGTAAGTATTGAATTCTTTCCTGCTTCGTACATAATATTTTCTATTGTATCTTTAGGGCTAGGAGGAGTATAACCTACAATAAGTTCAAGATACTTTATTAAGTCTTTACTAATAAAGGGTTTATCTAATTCTTCCATAAGTAGCCGTATTCCTTTTTAAGGAGGGTTATTGTAGCCCTTTTTAAAAGGGTTAAAAGGTAATCCGCAAACCTTATATAAGGTGCGCGTAAGCGCAGTCTAGTCTCCTGAGAAAGCTTGTCAAGAACTTTCGCTTTATTTTTTGAAAATAGTAAATAAAAAAAAAGTAAAGAAATTACTTGATATATAGTAAAGTATCTATAAGATGGGTGGAACTAATCGGCAGAGGAGACTCTGTCATACTCAATTTTAACAACAATATTTTACTATACTTACTATGACTAGAGGTCAAGAAGCAATACAAAAGTTGGCAGGGAAATATAATCTATCTAAAGGAATAGATCAAGATTATTACTTATGTCACAGCACTTGGTGTGTCACCAAAAATGGCGCACAAAAAATAATGGATGCCGAAGGTATCACAATGGAGCAGCCTATTCCTCATGGAGAAGGCACTCCTTTTGTAGCATACATGGCTAAATTTAAAGATAAGCAGGGCAATGAAGTTTGGATTAACGGAAGTTGCCGAACTGATACTACAAAGAATACTCCCGAAAGAACTCACAGCCCTGAGCTTGCTTGGAAAAGGATGAAAGTCAGGGGTATATTGGAGCTAACTGCAGCAGGGCAAAGCATTTACGGAAGCGACGAGTTGACTGACGATTACAAGAAGCATGGTAATGATGCTCTTCAAATGAATGTTGGTTCTTCTGCTCCGGCACAGCCTGTTCAGCAACAAGCTCCTGCTCAACCTGCTCCTGCTTTAACAGGGTATGCTGCAGACCTACCTACAGATTGGAATGATTTGATGGGCAAGTTTGCTGATGCAATGAGCCAAGACCGAGGAAGCTTTGAGTCCAAAGTCTTAGACCATGTAGGGAAATTTGAAAAAGAAGATGGCAGCCCTTGGTTTCCTTCTCAAAAATACTCATCATTTGTTGAAATCGTAAATGCAGGCAAATCAGGTTGGGCTTTAAAAATGCTTAAATCTGCAAGAACTCTTTACGATATGCTTTACAGCTTGGGCAGCGTAGAGATTGATGCTAGAAATTCTCATGGTGGTTCTTCAAAAGAAACTCTTGCTACTAAGAGTAACCGCCAATCGAACGAATCAGTTCCTCCTCAAATCCAAAACATCGCTGACGATGTACCATTCTAATGATTGGCTGCCCTATTTGTTCAGGTTCAGGATATGTAATGGAAAAACACGACGAAGATTCTATGCATAAAGAAGAATGCCCCTGTGTTTCAAGATCTCAAAAGGATAACTTTGAGCATATGGTGGAAAGCGGTCACGCAGAAATACAAGATGCTAAGGCTAGAAAGCAATTGGGACAATCTAAAGTGCTAGATAATACCGAGCAAGAATCAAAAGATGCTATCTATTTGGCTATAATTTTACTTGCTGCTGAAGATAAAGACTTTACATCTGATGATGTTAGACGAATGGTTGGCGAAGAAAAGCTTAACAACGTCAACAAAAACTGTTTGGGAGCCTTGATAACCAAGGCTTCTAGACAAGGAATTATTAAAGGCACAGGTCAATTTGTAAAATCAACAATACCTTCTGCTCATAGAAGACATATCCAAGTTTGGGAGGGAATCCATGCTTAAGCTAACCAACAAACAATTAAATTTATTAAGAAAGCTAGAGGGGTTTAAGCTTCTAGGTATTGAGCCAACTCACAAGCAGCTTGCTGAAGTGGTTGGCGTACGGCCTCCTGCAATTACTTATATGCTAAACACTTTGGTAGAAAAAGGAATTGTTAGGAAGGGTCGTGAATGGCGATCAATACAAATATTAATGACAAGTTCAGAATACGAGCAATCCGTTCAAGATGCTGCAAGAATTAAAAGGGCTAAAAGCCAAAAATGTTGGAGCGATTAATGAAGAAAGTATATATTGGTTTTGATGTAGGTATTAATGGCTGCGCTTCAGCGGTTAATCAGGATGGAGAACTAATTGGAGCAATTGCTTTGCCTCATGTTAAAGAAGTTCCATGCTACAGAAAGGGTAAAACTAGATCAGTTCTTGATTTGCTTAAGCTTATAAAATGGCTAAATAGTTTTGGTCAAATAACCTCATTTTGTGCAGAAGAAAGCGCGGGATGGGGGATGGGAATTGTCAGCGCAACTACCTCGGCCTATAACAATGGCTTGCTGCATGGGCTTTGCAAGGGTGTTTATCCTGCAGTTCCTTTTAAAACAGTGGCTGCAAAGACATGGCAAAAGGATTTATTCCCTGATGAAACTTGGTCTAAATCGTTTTCAATTGACCAAGCAATACTAAAGCATGGCGAGCTTACTATGTTTCGTCGACCTCGAAGAACGGCAGATGGCTACGCCGATTCTTGTCACATAGCCGAATGGAGCAGAATACAATGTCAATGAGCCTAAATGATTTAGCCTATGAAGATGACCAATGGGGTGGAGATTTCCACCACGATGATGTTACCTTTGATGGGCACCCTGATTTAACAAGTCATTATGAGATAAAGGGTTATGCTCGTTGTGACAAAGATGACCGCATTGAGCTAGACATACACCTTGCTTTAAAGATAAATCCGGCAAATCCTGATGGAGATCTTATTCCTGTAAATGAAAAAGAAATGAAGGATATTAAAGAAATGTACTACCAAAGGGCTGAAAATAGAGAGCTTGATTAGTACAATATAAGCGCAGAGATGACTCTCCCATGTATGTAAACGCACCGGCAAGGAGTCGCACTAGGCAGGCTAGTAATCTCTGCACCAACTCCTCAGGGTATCGTTCTTAAAAACACTCTAGCATTACAGGCTCTAACAGAGGATGAAGAGTACAATTTCACTGAGGGGACGATATCCTTTTTTTTTTAAATTAAAATTGTTTTTGAGCTAAAAGGTTGTATAATATTCGCTCATCTAGGGGGCAACAGAAATTTCCTACTTAATAGGCAGTTGAGTTTTTAGTAAGTTTTCGACTCCTGTCTACTGTTGCCCTCGCCTTTTAATATTATGGAAAGAGCCAAATTATTTATTCAGCAACACAGCGCCAAGCTAATTTGTTTCGTTTTGGGAGTCGCAGTCGGGCGATTTATTCTCTAGGCAAGCTTCAATCATAAACCTCAAAGCAAACACTGCACGTTCTAGATCGCTAGGCTCAGGGTTTTCTTTGTGTATACGCTCTACCATTCCTGTAGATATCATTTCTTCAATAACCCATATTGAGCATTCAAGCAAACTTCTTAGCCTGTCGTTCTCATTTAAGATCCTAGCTAGAGATAGTCTGTCAATATCTATTGTTCCTTGAGTTAACCCTATTGCGTTAATTGCTTTTAGTTCTTCTTCTGAAAGAGCTATGTATTCTCCGGAAGTTAATTCACCTAATTGTTGCGCTCTGCTCATACTGTGTAGAATGTAGGTAAGGGGCTGTCGTTATTTTTAGAATCATAAAGCGCATACGCCATGACCCAATCGCTTTGAGGGAAGGCGTAATGCATTCCTGCCTTGGATTTGTCTGCAACTAAGCCACCTTCAATTGCAAAACAGTCTCCCACCCTTGGCATAGTGAAACACATCACCCCCCACTTATGTGTATGGCCTATATGAATGTTACAGCCTAATAATCTACCGATTTTAAGGGCGTGTCTAGCAGGAAACATAGAGCCACCTCTGATCTCGTGGCCATGCATAAACCTTACCCTTTTGTTACAGCCGGTTTTAGTTATTACAGGTGTCTTTCCGGCATCTTCAATCCATTTAATATTTAATTCTTTTAGTTCTAAGAACCTAGGCAGCGAAACTCCTATCAATCTCATAACAGGCATTCGACCCTGAACGGTGCGATCCCACCTATCCTCGTGATTGCCTTTTATGTATATAATTTCGCACTTGTCCCCTGCTCTTTTCCTTACCCCTTCTAGATATTTTCTTACTGATTCTAGCTCAACCTCTAATTTGTCCATCCATCTTGGGTCTTGCCTATGTACTGTTAGGCTGTGAAGGTCAGCTACATCCCCTAGAAATATTATCTTGTCCGGCTTTTTCTTCTTTATAAGTTCGTGCAGCTTCTTCTCTGCCTGCACCGAGTGAAATGGACAGTGAACGTCGGGAATTATTAACGAGCGCATCTGAGCTTATGTGTTGTTTAACATACCTTAATAGTTGTATCGTCATTTTCTATAACAACTTGCTACTTTTTTACTAACTGTCCTTGATTAAAAAAAATATGTTGATTAAATATATTAATGCCTAAAAAGGAATTACTGTTTACTATTAAGGTTCTTAGTGTTCCTGTAAAGGTGTTGTTAGTTGAGTATGGGGATGAGGAGGACGCGGTATTCGGACAATATGATTCTGAAACTTTTGAAATAGAACTGAACAGGCGTTGTTCTTCCCATCTCCACCTTCAAATAACCATTTTGCATGAGCTTTTACATTGCTGTGCAGATCTTCTCGGCATAGATAACCTCTCTCATAAGGATATTTACTCTTTATCTCAGGCTTTATTTGGGATACTTTCAGATAATCCCCAACTTGCCTATTGGTTTTACGACGTTCAACCTACAGAAGGCAAAGGACAAGGAGTGGGAGGACAGATTGCAGAAAGAATTCGACTCGATTCTTAATACTAGA